GGGTACCCCATACAGGGCCCATCATCTTTTTAAGTGAGATGTGCTTATTCAATCTTTGAAATATTTCCATTTTACTAACCTTTCCGGCGTCTTAGCCGGGCAAGGTCAGTCTTTGCCAAATATCGAATCGGAGAGTATTCTTGTACTCGCCCTGACCTCAACTTCTGCATTTCCGGCTCCGCCTTGATTATTTACCGCCGCCTGTTTTGGCTTTGGATTCGGGTTTGGATTTGTGTTCGTTGTGGTCTGAGTTGTGGTCTTTTTAAGCAGCTTATTAACCGCCTTCGCTACAGCGCCGCCGCGCTCGTTTATCCTGGCGAGAAGCCTGTCGTAAGTCACCTGGCCGGCGTTTGCCCCGCCTTCCATAATCAGGATCCGATCGCCGTTAGTCAGCAGGTGAGCGCCTAAATTCGATAATGTTTCGAGCCCGACGCCGTGAGTCACATCGGTTATAGTCGTTCTGGCGCTTTCAAGTGCCTGCTCTACCGGCATACTCTGAGAGCTCTGCTTTTCAAGCTCGGCCCTTTGGGCCTCTCTTTCGGCGGCCCTTTTAGCCTGAAACCTGTTCTCTTCGAGCATTATCCTGCCTGGCACCACATCGTCCGGATTCTCTTCTACAAACTTCTCTAAAGGCGTTTTTTCGTGCGTTTGCTGAACGACGGCGCCCGGTTGTGACGTTTGGACATTCTGTGTGAGCAATCTTTTCTGAGCTCTCAGTGCGGTTACTCTCGATAATTCGATTGCCGCCTCCTGCTGAAGCGCTGTTATCTGCTGCTGAAGCTCCTCGACAGTCTCCGCCGGCTTTGTCCCAGCCGGCGTTTGGTCATCGTCACTGTCCTTTGTAGCCTCGAGCGCCTCGGTTGCAAGATTAGCTTCCGAATCCTGTTCGGAACCTGTCTGTTCCTCGGTGGTTATCTTATCGATATCCAGCTTTTCAGGTTCGGGGCCCGGATCGCCTTCGGTTGTAAATCTATCGAGCTGTTCGCTACTCATTGGTCCATTATTCTCAGACATAACAAATTCTCCTTTTAGCCGGCTGAGATAGCCGTAACCCGACTTCCCGAATCGGTTCGGACCACCTGAATCTGCAGGCGGTAACAGAACTCCGCTATCATTGCGGATAAATGAACCCGATTGCCGCGAATCGGTACGCTAAGTTGTCTTTACAATGTTTCCATAAGGGCAACAAAAAAACGGCAGCTAAGTGGTTAGGCACCTAACTGCCGTTTAATTTGTTCTATTCGTCGGTCCTGGCCGGGACCGAGCCCTGATCAAATTTTTATTGATTCATAATTTCGTCATATACGGTTTTCTTTTTGGGCATTTTTATCCCCGGCCGCCAGCGTTTCTGGTTCATCATACTAAGCTCGTATTTGGCCTGGGCTATCTGCTCCCTCGGATAGTCCTGCACGTGCCTGAGTTTCGCTTCAAGATGCTTTCTCCTGACCTGCTGTGCGTTCGGTTTCTTTTTGGCATTTTCTATTCTCTTTTCAAGCCGGTCGAGTCTGAGCTTTTCATGCTTAAGCTGCTCGGCGGGTATATCCTTTATTCTTGCACCCGATATCGTTGTCCTCGATGGTATTATTCCCAGTGTTGCCGCTTCTTTTTCGAGCTTGTCCTTGCGTTCCTGCAATAGCTCGGCCTCCCTGGCCGCCATTGTGCTTTGCTTCGAGGCTAGTTCGGCTTGCTTTTTGTTCAGCTCATCGAGCGATTTGTCTATCTGCTCTTCAACATTTTTGGGCTCTTCTTGTTTTTCGGGCTCCGTCGAATTTCCGTTTTGGTTTTTAGCCATGATTTTTTCCTCTAATTCGGTATTAACAATCGCTTATCCGGAGTTATTATTTTACGTCTCCGTTTTTTCGGGATGAATATGTGCCATACTTTATTTACCTGGTCGTAACTTGCCTGTGTTTTTGTACCTTTCGGATAATTATCCAAAACCTCCTGCGGAATTTCCACGCCACCTGAATGCCTCAATAGTATATCGAATATGGCCTCCATATTCTCAACCGTCAATTTCGGCTGCTCCTGCTCGGGCTGTTTTGGTTCCTCTGCCATAGTTAAGCCGGGCTTTCCGCTAATATAGCTTCTTTATTCGGCGGGTCAGCCGCCTCGATTAGCTGACGCCTGCTCAGCGGCGGCAGACCGGATTCAATAAGCATTTTATTTAACTCCATCGTCTCAATCGCTTTAACCGCCCGGTAAGTTTCCGCCATCGGCGCCAGCGACACCTTAATACCGAACCGGCCTTTGTTTAGATTCTTTATTTCCTCGATGAGCCTGCTGATTGCGTAAAACTGCGCTATTTCATCGACCTTGCCGAGTATCTGCTGCATTAAGGGCTGATCTTCCATCCCTATCTGAATGTCCTTTATGCTCTGACCGTAATCCTCCATTACCTCGGCCCTGGCCTGATTCAGCATTTCCGGGTCGATAACGTCCTCCCTATCGACTATGGCAAGAATTTCTTCCGTACTGTAATAATCGCCGCGCCTGATAGTCTCGACCAGTACGTTACCGAGCAATTCGATTGTATAATCGTAATTGCTGAATATATTAGCATTCCCGGTAAATGACGAAGCCTGTTTGAGCCTTATTGCCGAAGCCACCCTGTCTTTATCGGTCTGAGGGCTCTCGGTCCGGATATTACTTACCTCGGTAAAATACTGCTTACCCCGCTCGGTCATCATTGCATAGCCCTGGTTGTATTCGTTGGCCTTTAATTTCTCGACTCTATCGCCGTAATCGCTTTCGTTAATAACCACACCGTCCTCGACACCATGACTCTTTAGCCATCCTATTTTTTTAAGAGTTCCCTTTGCTACTTTCCAGCCGGTATTTGCAAGGTTCTTTATCAGGTTTAGCTCCATCGACCAGGAGAAATTCGTATGCTCCTGCGGGCCTATCAGGTTTTCAATTACTCCGAATTCATAGCCGTTCACCCAGTACGGTGAATATGGCACTATCCTGAACAGGTGAACTCCGTTATTAGGGTCCTCGATAGTATCAAGCAATACATCGCCGACCATAACCGTTTTATTCATTATCCCAAGCGTTAAGGGCTTGCCTTCCCTGTCCTTATCTATGAGCCTGAACCGCTCTGAATCCTGCTCGGCCAGTTGTCGTGCCTTTTTGATATCGGCCTTCTTATAAAATATCCGGGTATCCAGAGGATCGTCGGCTTTGTAAATCACCACTACCGGCTTGTAGTCCTTCCACCAGCAAGTTGAAACCCTGTAATTGTAGGTTGCCTGGCCGTTACCTGTATTTTCGCCGTCATCTTCCGTATGGTCCCTGTAATCGTCGCTAACAGAGCCTGAGTCGAACGTGTTGAATATGAAACTAACAATATTAGCAAACCGGCCTTTGTTACTGACTATGTTGTAATTAGCGTCTGTAAGCTCTTGTTTCTTACCGGGATACTCAGCGTCGATTTTGTCCTTATCGACCCATTCATCGATAATTACATATTTAGCGCCGCCTTTAGGTGCGTTCAAATCGTAATTCTTCCTGTTCGGGTCTGGCAGGACCATGAACGGATCGTATTTTTTTATTACAATATCGCCGTTCACAGGATCTAAATTGTAGTCCTCGTCAATTCCAACCCACCCGCATCCGGTAGTAGTACCGTCCTCGAACATCATAGACTTATGCCTCTGGGCCTTTGAGTTGTCCATCGTATTCTTTGCCAGCGCCGTTAATATCTTCGCCCTTGTCTTCGATGAGCCTTTCGTATTGTAAACGCGAATATCTCTCGGATTCTGAACTTCCGTACCGGCAAGCTGATTGATTGTCGGATGGCACATATTAATTGTCAGGGCGTGCTTGCGCTTCGATTCGTATCTTCTCAATACATCGGCGTCCCACTGCTTGCCTATTCTAAATCGCTCGCATTTAGACATTCTCCTGAACTTCGAACGATTTCCCTCCTCCGCCTCCGTGCGGAATTCAATCATTTTCTCTTTTATCTCTTCGTCAGTCATAATCAGCCTGCCATCTTTAGAATACATCCATCGCCGTACCGACCTTCTCCTCATCGCGGTACCTGTATTTTGTTCCTTCGTGGTCATATTTTTTTATTGATATCACAGGCCAGGCCCACAGTGCTATAATAAAAGGGTCCGCATGGTCCGGCGAGCGTCCGAGTCTTGCTTTAGTTTCATCTTTCGGCTCGATTACCAGCTTTCCCCGTCGCCATTTATAGTGCGGCGAGCATAACTGGCCTATCGTCGTATAGTCCATACCGTAATATTCGTTGCCTTTATCGGGCTCGTTCTTTGTAATAACGACCGGGATATTCTGCTCTTTATCGAGAATGCCTGAGCATAGTATTTTGGCTGCGTTATGCCAGGCCTCGCATCTGAGCGAGTAAAACTCATCCGGCCTGGTCGAAGGCTTTGCCGGATTGAACTCGATTACGTCTCTGCCCAGCTCTCTTAATTCGTCCGCTACCCCAGCGCCCAGATCCGCCCCGATAGATTCGACTACTACAGTACAATTTCCGTTACGAACAGATAAGGCCGCTGCTCGATTGGATATGTCAGTAGTCGAACAGTAGGGCATTACTATCTTTTCTTTTATATTTGTATTGTGCATAAGGTACATAACAGTTTCATCGTCGCCGAACCTCGCACAGTCTATAACGATAAATTCCTTAACGAACGGCCAGTAATCCATTACCCTATCGAACGAACTGCGTATCCAAATCTCCTTAATCACCTGATCAGCGCCTTCGAAGGCGTCCCAGTTCCCGAATAGATATGCCTGAAGGAGTTCCGGCCTGTGCTTGAATGCGTCTTTTAGTGTATCGATATACTTATTATCAAGTTTGATATTGTCCGTCGGCAGGGCCTGAATAAATCTCCTGTTCGGCCTCGGATTTAATATGAACTCCTCCTTTAGCCAGCATTGGGCCGGATTTGCTGTGAATATTCCCTTACCCGGCAGTGTAATACCGTTGATAATCAGCCTGTTATGCGAAGACGCCCTTAATACGTTAACGTCATCCTCCTCAGTCTCCTCCGCCTGGTCAATACCGTATAATGCGAGCTCGGCCGAATTGAACTTATTTATCTGCTCGCGCCTATCGAGTCCACCTGTATATATTTTAACCCTCTCGAGTATTATAATCTCGGCCGGCTTGCCGACTATCCGGTACATATCGGGATTTGCCACCTTGAACCACGTATTAAGAGTTGTCGTCCTGAAGTCCTCACCGACTTTCCTGCCTAAAAAGCCGATAGGTATCGGATTTTCCTGCCGTTCAATATTACATCTTTTTATTATCTGTATAGACTTGAATTGTGTATATTCACACAGCAGCCAGCTCTTGCCCCCAAATTTAGCACCGCCGTACAGTATCTCGTCAATACCATCGGTCTCGATGGTATCAAACGCTTTTTTCTGCTTCGGGCTTAATTCCATGTTTAGGTTCAACTTCATTTACATTTATCTCAATTTCGAGCTTCTCACCCGGAAGGTTCCCTATCTGCTGCTTATCGAACCATCTTTTCTCGGCCGGCCCCATATTCGCTACGACCAGTTTGGCGGCCGGAACGTCACCCATAATTTTCTCTTTTTCTTCCAGTATTTGCTCGTCGGGTCCCACCATCGCCTCATTGTATCCTGTGATACCTTCCATAAAACAGCCAGCTTTTTCCATGCGATTTGGCCCCTTCTATTAACAAGCCCGCACTCGATTACCCAGTATTTGAGTTTTTGCGGATAATCATCCTGGTATTTTTTTACCCGCTTTCCCAATCCTTTACTCCGAACGCCTTTAATAATTGCGAAAAATGATAATATCGCCAGAATGAAAATCCGCCCTGAACCTCACTTATCGCCTTTTTCTGCTCGTTGCCGGGCTTACTCATTCCGGGTAGTGAATTTATCTTATCGTAAAGGGCCTTCGTATCGGCCCTTATTTCCTCGATTATATCGATTGCTCTTGCCATTTTATAAAATGGCGCCGTGTACCTGATTCGATACACGGTGCCACTGTTTTAAGGAGATATTACCATGCAGTTATATTTATTGACGTGGATCTGTTATTTGTCTGTCCTAAAATCCGGAATTGATAAATATTTTTTGAAGTGCCTGTACAAAATCAAGATCACATTCGAACTCGAATGCGCTCTCTTTTTCGCTTATTCGCCTGTGGTCGGTTTCAATTCCGGTAAGCTCTTTTATTTTAGCTGCCAACTGCCTCTGTGACATTCCCGCCGCCTGGCGGTGCAGTCGCAGGTTCCGGCCCCCGATATAGTACACATCCCTGTGTCTTTTTATTAGTTCCATCATTTTCGATCAATCGTTACGTTGGCTATCAATCGTAAAATCAATTTCTCCTAAAGCTATTTTATACTTAATCAGATTTTCATTAAGTGTTAATATTCTTATACTTAGCTGGATTATTTTATCATTTAATTCTTTCTCTATCATGAATTTATCATGTACAATTTCATGAATGTCTTCTTTAAGATATTCTACGTATTCACGTCTGTATTTTCTTCCTTCTTTTTTCCCCTGCTCAAAACCATCGGAGTAGGCTTTATTATATATATGTCTTCTTTCAC